ATCCCGGAACCATGCGCCTTTTAAATATCTGGCGATTTTAGCCTTTGGAGCAACTTTGTCGATAATCGGGAATACCTGATCCGCGATATAACTCTGATTACGGTACTGGATGCTGACATTTTGCAGCGGCCCCGCAATAATTTGTGACCTAACATCTGGTTGAGGCATAATATTCTCCTTTTAATTTCAAATCATATATCGAAAGCGGTTAACTGGCTGCGTTGACCTGATGGACAGCACCGGAGAGCAGGATTTCTCCCAGTTCGTCCTCATCCCCGCCCACCAGACAGCGGCCAATTGCGACATCAAGAGCGCCATCGGCATCCATGCCTTTGCCGGCATTGGCAGCGTCAACGTATTCGTGCTTGATCCACTCGTTTTCCGCCACGGTTTCACCGAACTGAATTTTTGATATCCCCATCAGGCGCACTACCGCAGCTTCCCCGGCAAGCGGGACGTTCTGCAAAACACCAAAAGGCAAGTCAGTGGTGGCATGATCAGGGCGCCGGACCTTACCCGATGCCAAAACCACGATGCGGTATTGATCGTTGCTCAAATCCTCCGCCGCTTCATACGATTTATCCAAAACCTGAGTTTCTGTAGCCATATTTTTTTACTCCTTAATTGGGTTACGATTTCAAAAGCTGGTTACGAGTTGCAATATTCCTGCGTTAGTGTTTGATGCTCGTTTTGCACGGCTGCAAACGCCCTGGAATACGACAGCGTTTTGTCGGCAGTCATTTTCTGCTGAATAAGCGCCTCAAGTTTTCCGCCCGGATCACCGGCTATATCGGTTCCTCTGGTGGCGAATTCCTCAAAGTTTACCAGCTTGGGCAATTCTGCCAGGAATTTCCGGAACCATTCGATCTGGGTTTGCATTCCTGCGCCCGCGGCAAATTGAATGTCTGATGAGGCGTCAAGGTCCATCATGAATTCAGCAATCCCCGCCTTGATCCATGCAGGAGGAATCTTGCCCGCAGTAACTCCTGATTCCAGTTCCGTTTTGATAATGCCACTGAGCGCCGCCTGTTTTGCGACTTTCTCTTTCTCAGCGAATTCGAGAGTCAATCTTTTGCGCTCGAGTTCCACTGCCTGGAGAGCCGCCTCTTTTTTGGCTGTCTCCATATCCGTTTCGCTATATGATATAGCAGGCTGGATAACTGCGGGGACGATGGCCGGAACAACAGGTGGTGCTACAACTGCCGACTGGATTTCTTTATTATGGTCTGTCCAGAACTTAAGACCTTCGAAAAACTCTTTTAACTCCATAAAATCCTCCTTTTCTGAAAATTCAATAATGATATCGTTTGCATCTTCCATGAAGCCTGAATCCGGCAACCCTTTTACCGCCGGTGGCATTGCGCCCAGAAAGCCCAGGTGTTTTAATGACAAATCCGAATACAGGCTAATTGAACGTTTTCTGTATCGCCCATCATTTATCCATCCAGCAAATTCAGGTGCGATATTTTTTAGTTTGGCGAACAGGATATTTCCTTCCCGCCGGAGAGACTCGACCCAGCCCCAGGCTGGAGAGTCATTTTTGGGGTGTCCGATAACCACCGGGGCCTCATGCACAGATGGATTATAACTCTTGACGATTTGGTCAACATCTTCGGTTGTCCAGTTCTTTGTTTCACCGGCCATGTCCGTGTGCCTGCCAGTTTGAAAAACTGCAATATCCATAGACTATCCCTCCAGCGTAATCTGGATAACAGCAATACTGCCTGCTGTTTTGTTGATTACCTGCGCCTGTTTGATATGATCCGCAGACGAGAAACGTACTGCCTGCCCAGCAGATAGAATATGGCCGATGGTTGCTGTAGCAGGGCATCCAAAGGCGATTCTGCAATCATGGTTTTCCACTGTAATCATGGCAGCAGATACAGTGTTCCAGTTCACAGGACTTCCGATTGCATTATTTACAGCGACAGATAGCAATTGGTTGACATCTGTTAACTCGACCTTTGTTGTTGTGGCTTTTATTCCGCCCATCATATTCATTTTAGGCATCCTCTCGTTTCGGTTATGCACTGAAAATATATTGATTCAGAACATCTTTCATTTGTTGCCAATCTTCATCTTGAATCATCATAAACGGCCTGGCTGGTACGTCGCCCCACGGCATAAGCTGCTGCCTGGTATGCTCTCGGACTGTTGCTATCCGCCCTGATGCCATAATTCTCTGGTGGCCATGAACAATTACAGTTTGAACGCCTTCTGAACCCCTGAGCGCTCCAAATTGCATCATTCGTGCATAGGCTACATTGGTGCCAATTATGGCCGTTCGGTTCGTGTATCGTTGAGATATTGATGCAGCCAAGCGGCCTGTATCCTGAAGGGTTTTCCCGCCGTCTCTGGTTGCCCGGTGTGATTTTCTCCATGTTGTCGGACGGCCTTCCCTGGCGAAGTTTTCTTCAACTGAATCTGCCATAACACCGGCGATCTTTCGCATAACCGGCGTCATGTCCGTAATGCGTGATATGACCGTTGCAAAAAGGTTTTGGAGTTCAGCATCGTTGACTGTAACTGTGATTTCTTGCGTCATTGTGTTTGACACTTATATTTAGGCTGTGATAATATTTTCATAACTAATTCGAACCTACTCAAACGAAAGAGGTGACTCATGGAAAAAGAATTTTCAATAAAAACTGAAACAGATGATTCCGTTAGAGTTGAAACTGAGGAATATATCGCAACCTTATATTTTCTGGATGATAACCGTAATCCTGTATCAAAAAACAAGGCAACAAACGGCATGAACATTATAGAATATAAAGACGGACGAGAAGAAAGCTGGCCCGTATTATTCACTTTGTAAAAAGCTGTTCTATAAATTCTTTTTTTAAAGGAAATTTTTGTAACCTGGATATATCAGTAAAGAAAAGTGAAAACGATTCTGCAAAATTTTCAGTTAGTTTTTGTGTTCGTTGACTATATGCCGTTGTCCAACCTTCCAATGCTGTAAAACCGTGCCATTCATCAGGATATCTCGCATATTCGCTATAATTTTTCCCTGCAACAACATGACCCATTTCATGATATAGAGCTTTTGTAACCCATTCATTCGAGATGCTCTTTTGATAAGATGGCATCCAAAAATCAATAGTTGTATTTCCTCCAGTCATTGCAGATTCGAAAGTAGGCATGTTGTATTTAATGCGCCATTCCGGATCAAGTGGGTTTTCTTGATTAAAAAATCTAATTTCCTTTAGTGCGTTGATTGCATTAATATTTAAAGTTGCGTGCATATCTTCAATAAAATTAATCGTAGTTTCAATTCTATCTTTAATTGTGTTAATAGACATACCTTCTTGAACATACATATTGATGTTTTTATATGTGTCATATAAAATACATTCTATAAAGTTACCTCGGCCGACTGATATACTAACAGGCAGGTTTAACGCCAATTCTTGTATCGGCTGGCTGTACTTCGCTAAATCAATCTGCCAGAAATCTTTCCCCGCATTACTGCTCCAACCCGGATCCGTGAACGTTATTTTCCCGGTAGCAGGGTCTTTGTATCCAGCTACCGGACGGGTTAAATTCCCGCTTATCTTCCGATCTTCCGAAACCATATTCCCAGCACCGGATTCAACTGTGATATCCCGGTCTTTTATCTGTTTTCCGGTAAGAGCACGGACCCGGCATCTACAACGAAAACCATTTGGCGGATAATGTGTCTCCCAAAAAACATCATCGAAACGGAAAACCTTACCGTTTAACTCCCAATGTTCCGGCCTGGTCCTGGAATCCATTACCGCTATATATTGCCAGTATGGACGATCATCTGCATTCTCGGCCTGCTGTTTGTACCTGCCTGCAGAATACGCGGATTGAACATTGGTTCTGAATATTGTTTCCAGCCGATGGGCTGAACCCAACTGCGCGCCTTCATCGGTTTTCCCCCACCAGCCTTTCGCCTGAAGCAGAAGAAGTAGGTTTTCCTGAAATGTTTTAAGCGTCATACCTTTTGATAGGGCGCCGTCTAATTCATTTCGGATATCTTGCAGGATATCCAGCTTCATGGCCTTTGCTACGGTGAATGCTTTTGCGTGTGCTTCTTGCCATACATCGTGCCAAGCCCAGGAGAATGCGAAACCTTTCGACCGGAAGAATGCAATGGCATCCTCGGGCGCAAGGTTAAAGGCGTGCTGTAGGTCAACAATGTTCGGCATTAGGGATTCAACCTGCCCCATATTTCTGATACAAAAATTGCTCGCTCCATCAACTTTTCAATCTCAGCGGTTTTCATGTCCGGCCATGCCGTCATCAGGTTATCTTCCACTTCCTGATAACTCTGCCCCTGCCGAATCAAATCCATAATGGGTTTTAATGTCTCAAGCATCACATCCCCAGGAGGGGAATCAACGGCATCAATGGCGGCTTGATCCGGAAAGAGAGTGGATATTTCACCGAATGCCGCCACCGGAAGAGCGGGAGCGCTGGATGGTGTGGGGGTTGTCGGGACCTTCGGCGCAGGTGCGATTAATTCTTCACTGGCTTCTGGTTCGGGTATGCCGTATGTGTCATAGAAATACCGTTTGGGCATTGCCAGACCACAATCAACGGATAAAATCTTATCCCGTTGCGCCAACTGGAAAAGATCGCCTTCTGATTTTGTGTGGAACCACAATTTCGGATAGTCGATAACACCATCGAAATTATAATCAACAATCCAGCGTATCAGCGAATCGTTTAAAGTTTCTGCCAGGATATCGGCATCGGCCTTTAAAATGTCGTTGCGTACCTCGTCATGGGTTTTACTGGCTGCATAAGAGCCTGTTCCAAAAACCTCGGTTGTAAGGGTTTGACCCAGCACGCATTTGCTGATTTGCTTGTCCATGTAGTCAAGCAATGATTGATATGAGACATTGCCCGTCCGGGAAGCCTCAAGGAGTTGAATCTGCATGGTGTCAGGAGTTGTGACACCTGTGTCGGTCTGAAATGTTTCCAGAATGTCTGAAAACTTGTCGATCTGTTCTTGTGATGTGCCATTGGGGTATTTTCCCCACACAGTCGGGCTACCAAATTTTTCCAGTAGTACCAGCCAGAATTTAATCCCATTTTTTTTGAACCATACCGGCCACCAGAGTTTTTGACCAAGGCCAATGCCATACGGATTATCGCTTGATCCCCAGGTGAAGGGGATAAACTTCTTATCCGGGAGGGTTTCTCCCTCGATCATATTAAATGGTGTTAAGAGTTTAAGTTCTCGAAATGCAGTAAAGACAAAACGCTTCGGGTGTTTGGTGATAATCCGATTTATCCCGATATTTTTATTCTTGTCTATTTGCCAGATAACCTCAGCCACATAAAACCCATACAAAGCAGCCTGTAAAAGTTCCTGGACTGCCTGGGAGAAATTACATGATAGAAGTGATTGCGTTACAAAATCTGCAATCTGTTGCTCTTTACTTTGAGTGCTTGGTCTGCCTTTTCGGGAGGGAGACTGAGCCGCTACGATTTCCCATTCACAGCCCGACAGGGCCAGATACCTGGTGGACAATACCGCGCTGGCATGAGCATCCCGAGCCACATCGTCGTAAAGTTTTAGTCCCCTGCCGCTGGCTTCTGTCCGTAGTACCGGATCGGGATTTTCAAGGCGCGCCAGCCATCCAGTAAATATGTCAATATCTTTGGAGATACTGGCAATTTCATCTGTCAGTTTTGGCGGTTTGGCCTGTGGTTCAGCCATCTTCCATTCACCCTTTACTGAGTGCTTGCGCCTGTTGGATTTAGCCATGTAATATTTTCCAATCGGTAAAGCTATGGTGCGACTGAGGAATTAGGAAAACGTGTTAATGCGTTCTGTGATTCGTTCGGGTTGTTTCAAGTGAAACAATTTGTAGGCTATATTGCAGGTTTATAGCGAGGGGAAGCAATAATATTTTGTCTATATACGGTATTTAGGCAAATACTTTATTTTTATTAAAAATGTATTGACAAATTAAATAAACAAGGATATATTGGGATCAACAATAACGATAGAGCAAAAAAAGGCAAGGGGCACAAAGGAGATACCATGAAAAAAACTACCAGAGAAAGAATACTTGAGATAATCAAAGAAAACGGAAACCTGAATCACATCGGAACAATCTGCTACCACATGGGATACAAACCGTCGATGT